TCCAGCCATTCCGGCAAGGAAGTATCCAAAGGCGTTGTCGTCGGTGCTGAGGCTTCCCGGCACGTTTTCCCACAGGTGGACGGCTGGTGGTTCGCCGTTTGAGACTCGTTTTTCATCAATGGCATTTGCTAAATCTACATAGGCAAGGGTGAGTTGACCGCGAGGGTCGTCAAGGCTTTTACGGAGTCCGGCGATAGAGAACGCCTGGCAAGGGGTGCCGCCAACCATCACAGCGGGGGCAGGGACAGAGCCAGCGCGAACGCCAGCGGCAATTTTAGTCATGTCGCCCAGGTTAGGGACGTCGGGATAGTGGTGTGTCAGCACGGCCGCGGGAAACTTTTCAATCTCCGCGAACCATGCTGCTTTCCATCCCAGCCCGTCCCACGCCACGCTGGCCGCTTCAATGCCCGAACAAACAGAGCCGTAAGTAATCATGCGATCACCTCTTCAGCGGCATGACGCACAGGCGCTGCTGGTGGCTTCTCAAAGCTGATACGGCTCATGGCAATGTCAAAGTAGCCATCATCCATTTCAATGCCAATGAAGCGGAATCCTTGGCGCACGGCGGCTTTACCGGTCGTACCGCTACCCATGAAAGGATCGAGCACTACACCACCAACAGGCGTGACCAGGCGACACAGGTACTCCATCAGCGCGACGGGTTTTACTGTCGGATGATAGTTGCCCTGCATGCTGTCTCCGCCGTTCTCGTGCTGGCGGGGTGTGCTGTCGTGGCTGAATTGCGGGCCGGGGTGCTTAACGCCTTCATGGCGCTCTTTAGAACTCGCTTTTGCGCAGTAGAAAAAGCGGGCCGTACTTCCGCTGTCGGTGTATTCGGTACTCTGATGGTTGTCTGTTCCCCAGCTGGTGCCGTCAACACCCGCCGCTTTGCTGGTTTCGCTGCGCTTGCCCGTCTGGCTGGATTGAGGAAACAGCGCCAGAATCGGATCGCTGCCATCATGGATCAGGTTCGCTGGCCACCGGCCTGGCGGATTGTAGTTCTCCTGCAGCCGATCGTACTTACCATAGCTGTTAACCGTTACGGCACTGTCTGTTTTAAAATCGCCGTGTTTGTTCTTGCTCTTGGATTCGCTTTCATCAGCATCACCAGCAAAAGGCACGCGGCATTCGTCAACGTTAATCGCACCTATACCGTCTTTCAGGAGGTTCGCCACCAGCGATCCCCGGAAGGGTTTACGCGCAACGGAAATCGGCTCATGGGCTGGCTTTAGGGCCGTTCCCCAGCCTTTCCAGCGCTTAATCGCATAGTGGCTGTAGTCAGTTACCTGCCGGTAGATAGCCTTACCGACGTCCATATTTTTCGGGAAGCCGCTGCCATACATCCAGGCGATGGAGTCGCGGATCTCAAACCCAGCGAGGCGTATTGCCAGTGTGCCTAAATCCTGTGTGCGGGGGCTGAAAAATGCCAGCAGGTGTCCCCCTGGTTTGAGCACGCGCAGGCACTCTTTCCACACTGACGGACCTGGCACAAAACCGTCCCATGATTTACCCATAAAGCCGCCGCCAGAATGCTGATAATCATCACCAGCTAACCAGTGGCTCAGCACCTCAGCCATGTCAGGCTCTTTGCTGTTCATGCCATATGGCGGATCGGTAACAATGCTGTCTACAGAGTTGTCGGGCAGGGTGCGCAAGATATCGAGACACTTTGCGTTATGAAGTGAAACCGCCGGATAGTTCATCGGTGCGCCTCGCCACCCAGCACTTCAACCAGCCCGGAGAAGAAGGAGGAAAACTCGGACGTGAAGAGCATGAAATCAGCCAGCATACGTGCGCGCTGATCCTCGCGGTCGATATCATCATTCTGCTGGGTGAGCATGTCAGCGTACTTAATGCTCTTGATACTCAGGTCTTCCGACACGCGGCAGAAAATGCGCTCCTGCCAGTCAAGGCTAAGCTGTGTAACCAGTTTCCCAGCCTCAATGTGCGTGCGCACCTCGTCGCTCAGTAAATCCTGCTTTTTGCAGCGGATCTTGCCGCCTTCCTCCAGTATGGCCACCAGCTCGGCCTCGTCGCCCAGCGCAAAACCGGCAGGCAGTTCCGCAGCACGCAGCCATTCAGTCAGTGTCAGTTCAATGGATTCACTGGTCATCATCGGAACAACCGGCAGGGAGCCGATACTTTTGCGCAGTAGGGCCAGCATATCTTCAGCGGATTTAGCGCTGGCCGCGTCAACGTAAATACGGTTATTAACGCTGTCTATCCAGATATAAGCCTGTGAGCGGCGGGAAAAGGCACGCGGAAGAAGCACACATAACGCTTCGTCTCTTAGACTTACCCTTTCGCTACGGCGCACTTTTCGCGCCTGTTCACGCTCAATTTTCTCAACTTTCTCGGCAACATAATCATTGAGAGTGGGCGCTGGCATAATTTTTGTTTCATGCTGGCAACACAGCAGGTACTGACCTTTTTCAGCCAGCAGAAGGCCGTCTGAAGTTACGTTGATCCAGCCTGATTTAGCCATATCCTGCGCGGTGCAGGGAGAAAACGCCATCGCCTGTAACTGCTTCTCCAGTTCCTCCGCATCGAGCGGAATATCCCGGTTCAGGCTGTAGACCATGACGTTTTTAAAGAAGGGTGATTTCATTCAGGAATGTCTCAACTTAAAGAGTTAATACATTCTAAATAAAATTTTAGAATTTAAATATACATTACTGACTGAACTCAAACTGCGGCGCAGTGGCGCTGAACGGTCCGCCAGACTGGTACACGATTTTCCCTCCACTCTTGATAGTCAGATCCCCGCCCACGTCGATCACCAAATTCCCCGGCCCCAGCAGATAGATATCCCCGCCTTCATTCATTCCGATACGCGAACCGCTGGCCGTATTGGCTATCTCATACCCGCCACCAGCAGAACGGATCTCCAGCAGGTTATTGCGGTGCGATACAAAATCAGCGGTCGCATTCAGAGTAGGGCGCGCAGGCGCACCGTCTACAGCTGGTGGTTCATACCCGCCACCTTGTCCGGAGGCTTCAGGCGCAACGCTTGGCACGCCACCAGGTGCTGACTGCGCCGCGCCGGTGATCAGCGGGCGCCGCGTGTCCGGACGCCCGCGGCCATCGATGTACGGAAACTCCACCCATACCTGATCGCCAGTAATGCCGGGAACAAACGTGTTACCAATCGGAAGCTGATACTCCGCCCACGGCAGCGTAGCGGCATCCACGTCCGCCCACTGCGGCGTAAGGCGGATTTGCGCTCGCATCTGTCCTGCTGGGTCATTGGTGGCCGTGATAATGGCGCGTTGCTTACTCACTGATTGGGTACTCCTAAAATCATGCGCGTGGTGTAGCCAATTCGATCCTCATGGTGAATGACCGCAACGGCGATAAAGTTTTTTGGCAATGTTTCGTCTACCTGATTTTCCGGGTCATAGCGATGGATCTGCACGCCTATAACCATGCCTGCGGTAATATCCGCGTTGCCACTGACCTCAATATCCAGCTTGGGAATCATCACCCGCGCCATGTTAGTGAGCGTGGCTACATCGGCGTCTGAAATGTATTTAACCGGCTTGGTCTTATCGCCCACGGCAACGTAACCATCTGTCATGGAGTAGCCCACATACTGATAATCACGGCTGCTGGTAGCGGCGGCGTCCTGGTTGATGTTGCTCAGCTTGCTGATCGTGTACTCGGCCTGCGGGTTATTGGCCTCATAGACAAACGTCGCCTTTGTACCAATCAGCTTGACCATATCCTTCATGCAGAACTTACCGCGGGCGCACCAGACCAGCGCGCCATGGTCTTCCGCCATCTGGAGCAGCACGCCGGACGGCTTCTCCCCCATATTCAGGTGATAGGTCATCGCTTTGCGGAAAGCGTCAGCCTCAATCGTCATCGGACCGGCAAACTCTGTCATCACGTCGCCTGGCTGGCGATCGGCATACAGACGTACACGGGCTGATGGGGTTTTGAGGCGCTTTAAATCTGCTGACACGGCGATGATGCGCACCACGTCGCCGCTGGCGGGCGCGGACGTCACGAAAAACGTCTCTTTGTACGCGCCGCGCTGCCCGGTCGGATCGCCCAGCTCAGCCACCAGCTTAGCGCCATGCCGTGCGCCCATTTCATCCACCAGCTTTCCGGCTGGATCGTGTACCTCAAGCACCAGCAGCGGCGCAGTCAGGGAAGTCTTCTCAATGTAGAGTGCCGACGTTACCCAGTTACGCGGCATTTCCACGCCGTTGATGGTTACGGATTGCAGAAAGTACTGCATTGCTGTTTTTTGCTGCTCAGCCATCAGTTGCCCTCCGGTGCCAGCTGGGTGTCATGACGGACGCTACGGGCTATGACCTCATGCGCGGTCAGCACATCCACCATAACGATCATGGAGGCCTGACAGGCGTAAATACGCTCCTGTGTGAACGGCGGCGACATATCGCTGAACATGATGGATTTCGCATCCTGAATGCTGCAGTTGATCTCAACAGGCCAGCGAACCAGCTTTTCCTGTGCAGTGAAGTTCGTTGCGAGGCGGGATCGGAAATTCGCAGCCAGCGTGTTGCACATCAGCGACAGCGTATCTTTGTCGCTGGCCAGCAGCGTGATTGAGTAGTTAAGCGAGGCTTGTGTAGCTTCAATCTCCGCCAGAGGCATATTGTCCTGCGACTGGTCGGTAAAGCTGCCGTACCGGTGGCGGTCAATCTCCTGATCGTTATTGTCGTAGGTGATATCAAACCCACGCGACAGGTTAATCAGCGGCAGGGCATCGCGGTTCAGCTCTGGCATGTCCGATGCCTTAACGCTGCGGCGCCCGGCGCCCGCCTGGCGCACGGCACGCAGAAACTCCATGACGTCATCAAACTTGCCGACAAAAACCCGATCTTCCGGTTTTCGCGCCAGGAACGAGGCGTAGCGCTGCTCATGCTGGCGCGGTGCCTCCATTACGGCGCTGCTGAATACGTCATTCAGCGCCTTTGCCACGGCGGCATCGGCGGCGGTAAAGCCCGTACTCTCCACCTTGCCGGTACGTGTAGTCATCCATTCGCGGGTACGTGCAAGCAGCTGTTTCATTCGATCCGTCCGTTGCTGGTGGTGTCAAAGTTGCGGGCAGGAATGCAGTAGTAAAGCGATCCGACGTTCTGCGTACCGAAGCCGTAAATGCGGTGGACGTACCACCAGCGACGCGCCAGATTGCCGCTGGCCATCTCTTCATTCCACTCAAGGATTGAGCCAACCGGCACGCCTTCAGCGGCAATACGCAAGATCAGCACGTCGTCGGTCAGCCCGTCCTGTTCGCCATCGGCATCGAGCACCTGGAAACTCTCGCGCTCGTCCGGGCAATCCAGCACCGTGACAATGACCGGATCGGCATCTTCATAGCTCAGGTGGCGCTGGTTATTGTTCAGTTCGGTAAACGACGGCTGTTCAAAACCGGTTTCGTCATCCACCTCGCCCACGTCGCGCATATCTGGCAGGTACAGCAGCGCCTGAAACGCGCTGAAATCGCTCTCTATCGCCTTAATCCAGTCACGGCGGACCATGTTGTTAAACGGGGCGTGACCTTTGTAGCGCGGCTTCAGCGCCGTACTCTGTTCGCGTGCGGCGAGTGTGTCCGGTAGCGGGGCGCTCAGCGGGTCATAATCCTCACTGCTACCGCCGTCAGCGTCACCAGTACTGCCAGTGGCAGTGTCATCGGCTGGCGTGGCGGCGGACGTCGGGGAGGTGTCCAGATCGATAACTGCGCCGCTGCTGTCCGGCGAATCTGCGACGGGAGTGTGTTGCTCAGTTTCACTGCTGGTGGCCTCGTTGATCTTGGGGGGATTGTCAGCCAGAAATTCGTCGTAGCGTCCCATTACTGATTACCTGTTTTTGTCTGGTTCTTTGCGTATTCAATGAACATCTTTTCTGCCTGGGAGCGGGGCGTGCCGCTCAGCACCAGGGCATCAATGAACGTCTGGCGCTGAATCTTCGCCTGGTCGGCCAGCTGCTGACGCAGAAGGGCGTTTTTAGCCTTTTCATCCACCAGCTCGGCCTGCTTCTTAGCGGCGCGGGCGCGCTCCGCTGCTGTTACCTTTTTGGCGCGTGTCAGCTGGCCGCGTAGTTTGTCGATCCGCCCGTCGTCGTTATCCAGACGCTTAGCCAGCGCGCCCATGCGCTTCTGATACTTCTCATGCTCACGCTTCACGGCCGCGGCATTTGTCTGCGAACTACGGTTACGGTTGAACTTAGCCTTGTCGGCGTCGGTGAAGTGTTCAGTAGTTTTGCGCGGATCGTCGCCATAGGCGTTGTTACCAGCACTTTTGTGCAGTGCCTGGCCTATGCGAACCTGCCATGAGGCAGATTGCAGGCGAGTGAATGCGTGAATGACGTGCTTACAGGCGACGCCCTTCAGGTTCGGGTTTTTCTCTTTCGGGTAGGCGTACTCTTTTGGCGGGGCAAGGGCAAAGTTGCCAGCTGTGGCAATGTAGCGATACCAGTACTGGTGACGGCCACAATCGCAATCAAAAGAGATGCGGCCTGCGCAGAGGCGCTTAGCAACTTTGGCTGCGCTGTCTTTGGCATCGGTAACTTCCTCGATCAGCTGATCCCACTCTTCAAAGCGGAATTTCACGCGGTGATGTTTATCCAGCGACACAGAGGACGCTTCCACACTCACCGTCAACACGTTGTGTTTGAGCGTGGTGGGCGTGGCGCGCTTAATGCCGGATCCATCGTCTACGCGGTTATTGGCGCGTTTAATGTCAATCTGCTGACTACTGGCCACCAGCTGCGCATACGTGATACCTGCCTGGGAGGAATTGAATTGCTGGCGTGCGCCGGCGCGGTTCGCCTCAAATCCTTTCAAATCCTCTTTCGTATAGAACGTGCCGGACTTCTTTTTGCCCAGGGCAATGATGTCGTCCAGCGCCTTGTTCTTCAGGGTCAGCGGATTGAGCGTGCGCCGCGCTATGCGCCGGGATTTACGGCGGTCCTTATCGATTTGGTCGAATACGCGGGAGAACTCTTTGGAAGAAAGCCCCGTGGTGGAGTAGCGCCCGGATTCGGTGCGGATAAACGGGGTATCAGCCACTGATCAGCTCCGGCTTACCACCAGCGAAGTCGCGTATGCGCCCGCGTATCCACGCCATATCCGGCAGGGAAAGCGTCTGGCCTGCAGGCAGAGGCTCCATTTCTGACTCTATGCCACACAGCAGGCGGAATACCCAGCGCAGGTCTGCATTTCCTTCATAGGCGCGGTATGCCGCCAGGTCAGCACGGAATATCTCGTCAAGGCGGATGGTGTAGTCGCTGTTATCTTCGTGGAACGCGGCAGAGCGTTTGATTACTTCCTGGTGGAAGAGACTGCGCAGCACTACGTCACTGATAGAACGATCGTCGAGGCGGTTATAACTCACAGAATGCGCTCCTCGTCGCTGATGCGCTTGCCTGTCAGCGACTCCGGCACGTCCTCAACCGCTTTGATCTTCTCATAGCCAATGATGCGTTTAAGGGAGTCCATAACGGACGGCTTCGCCTCAGCGGTCGCGGCTGTCATGGCGTTGATGTAGTCCGCTGACGCCACGTTGTTGTAGCCCACAGCAAAACAGCACAGGATGGTCAGCACCTGCTCCGGGCGAATCTCGCGCCAGTTGATCCTGTAGACCTCTTCGCCGCTGGCGTTGTATTCCACCTCAACAATGGTGTCGGGCAGTTCAAATGAACCTTTGTTCTCCACTGGTAGAGCAATGTTGTCCTGCAGCAAGAGCTCGTTGTAACGCTCAATGCCTGTGATCACCGCTGCGCGCCCGTCACTTCCCCGTGTTTTGAGTGACACATGGTTGCCACCCACAGCGTTTGCCACCTTGCCGGTGGCTTCATCCACCAGCACTTTAAAGCCCTGCTCACGCAGCGCTTCAACGTAGGGGGTAAGTTTGACCAGCTGCGCACGCATGCCTTTTGGTAGCTTCTGCGCCTTTGACATAACGAGCGTGTGCTCTTCGTAAATGGCAGTGATCGCCATTGGTTGGTTGGTCGAAAGACTGATTACTGCAATTTTCTGTTTCACGTCTGTACCCCTGAAAAGGCGAAAGGCCGCATATAGCGGCCTCTCTGGCTTTTAACGTTCCCAACCGCGCGTTGCAGATTAGGTAAGTTGTCAAAAATTCCATCAGGGAACCGCTAACAGCTTGGGGCGACTGTAAGCGGTTTGTAATTTGCGGTGTTACAGGTCAAGCAGTTTTTTCAAAAATAAAAAAGGCCGCTGATTAGCGACCCTTCGAAAGCAATCCTATGGCACAGCAGCGGCGGATTAGCCATTGCATCTGCTGGCAGTATGGAATGAGTTTTGAGTGAAAAAAACAGGGGCAAGTGATAAATGTCCGCTATGGCTCCTCTAAAACATCATAAGAGCTGAAATCTCGCCCACCATCTACTTCACCGTAGCGTATATATCCGGTGTCAAATATATCTTTTTCAAAATGTGTTTGGTCTATATAAAATCCATACTGAGAAATCGAATAAATATCGTTCATATCGCAATTTTCAATAAAGTTATTATTTATAATAAATTTATCTTGACCAACCAACTCTATACCTAAAATAAAGTTCGGGAACAATGCGCCTTTAACAGCAATTTCATTTTGTTCAGGATACAACCCTTTCGGAAAATAACGGGGAAGCCCCGTGCCATAAATTATCTTTTTATGATGTTCAATTTCCCATGGCCCAATGGCATAATCCTCGAAGGGCGCAGGGATAAAGTAATGAAATATGACTTTTTCTTTTTTTGTGTTTTCAGAAAACTGAATTGCAGTGGATTTATCTTTTGATGTGGAAACTAACATTGTTTCCTTACGGATGCCTGAAGTACCTGCAACATGAAGAAAGTATAAATAATAATCACGAACATTTATTTTCGTTTTTTCGGTGTAACAAGATTTAACTTTTTTCAGGAAATCAACATCAGATCCAGGGCTAAGAAAGTATTGACGGAAAAAGTAATTTGTACAATTGTTGACCCGCTCCTGTAGCTTGGGTTCATTTAGAATATTGCAAATGCGGTCATGAATAAAGATAAAGGTTTTATCAGATTCGTCCCTGATATTCGTAAGGTAATTTCTCCCCGGTGTAAAAACATCGACAGAAAAATGCCTGGCTTTGTCGCCAAAGTAAAAAGCACGTTCATAAATTTCCCTTTCTTTCAGTGTGGTGTCTTTCTTTTTTAGCCGTTTTTTTATATTACGAAACTCTTCTCCGCGATAAAGTAGTTGCACCTTTTTTCTTTCACTAAGAAACTGAAGATAATTTTTCAAATCAAAAAATTTTTCTTTCACGCTTTCTGCAACAGGCTTTAATTCGCTATCCACATAATCCATGATCAAAAATCCTTTCAAATGATTCGTATTGGTTGAGTGGTTAGTAGTAGTTTATGCAAAATAATGTTTTCGGGTAAAGCTATTAAAAGGCCGCTCAGTGACGACCTTTCGGGGACTATTTGTGGGCGATATGCTTAGGGCTATAGTCAGGCGCGGTAGCAGTGGGTGAGGGTGTAACCTCAGTGATACGCGATGACTCCAGTTTACCCGCGTCTATCTCGTTCATCTGCTGCATGCTGGTGGTCAGACGGTCAACGGCAGCAGGTGACTTATACCTGCCAGGGCATAGGCCTTATCCATTAATTCTCTTTCCGTACCGTTGTGCCTGTTGAACTCTGATTTTCCGCCCGTGATCCCGTCTGCATGAACCGGCACTAACCAGGGGAACTCTGCTCGAATCATTGCCGGTGCAGCGTGCTGGTGGTGATTGTCGCAAAGGGGAAGCTGGAAAAAATGTGCGCCGGGTTTTGTGCGTCCATCAATGTGATGGAGGCTGATTAGCGGAGATTCCTTCCCATGTTGCAGGCAGGCAATACAGGGGAGTTTACCTAACGCATCCATAACCACGCGTTCCGCTGCGGTAGGAGTGCGTCCTTTAAGACCTCTGCTGGACGCGCTGGCGCGTGTTTTCCGCTTCGCTGCTACAGGTGCTGTCTTTTTCTCTTTCAGACGCTCGGAAGCGCTTACAGCGCGTTTTACTGCTTTCAGCTTTTGCTCTGCTTTCCACTCCGGGGAGTTACGGCGCTCAATTTGCCTGGCAAGTATTCGGCTGCTGTTGGCCTGCTGCTTGTCATACTGCTGCTGGCGATACTCTGGATCTGCTAGTTTGGCTGCGTGCCGTTCGCGCTGGCGCTGCTGCGCTCTGGCCTGTTTTTCCCGTGCTGCCTGATAATTCGCGCTTTCCATGATCTAACCAAATCTAAAATATTTTTTAGATTGTTGATCACATCCGCTAATCAGTAAAGCACTATGAAATTGTCCACTGGTTATGGCTTTTAGTTAATCAGCACCGGGGTTTATCCACTTATCCACTGGATAGATCATATAAATCGATCCTATAGAGATCATATATAGATCAAGTAAGATCACTGTTGGTTCAAGTAATTGATTTTAATAATAAATAATGCACTCAGCGTTGCTGGTTTCATGGTGGCGATTGTTGGTTTCATGGTAAATGTTGCTGGATTCATGGTGAATGTTGTTGGTTTCATGGTAGGGTGTTGCTGGTTTCATGGCAGGACCGTAAATTACCCACATTGACCGAGAGAAGGCTCTTTCGATGGAAAATGACGACGAAATCAAGACGATAGGTGATGCTCTGGTATACAGCTCTGAGCATGAAGAAAAAAGTTATACACTGACGCCTACCTCTAATCGGACTGTCCAGCCGATCGCATTGATGCGTTTGGGTGTATTCGTGCCTGCCGTTCGCAATAAGCCCCAGCGCGGTAATGCCGTTATTGATGCCTCTGCGGATTTCGGGCAACTTGAAATCGCTAAAGCTGAGGGTTACACCAATATCATGATCAAGGGCAGCAGGCTCGATATGAGCACTGATTTCAAGACATGGATTGGTGCTATCCGGGCATTTAGTAAATACGGCGCTGATAGCAATCGCATTAAGCTACCGTTCACTGAATTTGCGAAGCTATGCGGAATCGCCGTAGATGATATCAACCAGCGTTCGCGTGATCGCTTCTTCAACTCATTTCTTAGATTGGCCTCGCTTGTAATCTCGTTCAAAAACAAAGACGGAAGCAAAGTGACGATAACTCACTTGCTTAACAGCGCTCATTTTGACACTGAGAAAGACATAATCACATTGGAAGGGGATTCCCGGTTGTGGGAGCTGTATGCCTTTGATCACAAGGTGTTACTTCAGCTGAAAGCTATCCAGGCACTGCCGCGTAAAGAATCGGCCCAGGCGCTCTATGTTTACATCGAGAGTCTACCTACCGGCTTTCTGCAGGTGTCTTTAGAGCGTCTTCGTGATCGCCTCAACCTGAACTCCACTATCAGTACTCAGAACAACGTTGTCCGTAAGGCTATGAAAGAGCTGGCTGACATTGGTTACTTGTCGTTTACGGAAGTTAAGAAGAATGGCGTGGTCTATTTCCAGATTCACTCACGTAAGCCTGACCTTCTGCCAAACAAAGAATAATCATTGCTGGTTTCATGGCAGGCGTTGTTGGTTTCATGGCAGCATTGTTGGAATACCGGCGATTAATGCTGGTGGCTTGAGTTTTTAGAGTGTTTTTTGCTCGAAAGCCGCTTGTTACCATGAAACCAACAATATTTACTGTGACTCAGCCACCGAATTGCCATGAAACCAGCAATGTACGCCACGCACCTTCAGGCACTCACCATGAAACCAGCAATAACTCTGTCACAGTAGCTATGTAAGGCTTTGGCCATGACGAAAGCAGTGAAAGAGCTTAGGCCATGCTTAAAGGAGAATGTTGCTGGTTTCATGGGGATGTTGCTGGATTCATGGTAAGTCCACCAGCTACGGCTGGTGTTATGTTGAATTTCCGGTATTAGAGGCTCTTTACCATGAACAGAGCAACATTGGTGCTGACTACCATGAATCTGACAACATGGCGGAAAGAGCATAAAAAAAACCGCCCGAAGGCGGCTTGTTTTATTTGCCGTGGTTAACGGTGATTTGGGTAATGATGTTGGTCGTTACAGACCAGCCAGCACTACCAGAAGCTGCAACCACTCCTGCAAGTGTCAAAAGTACTGACACAGACAGGGAGACGATTTTTAATCGACTCATTAGGCCTTTCCTCTGTCGTTCCGCTGATGAATCGCGCCACCGGCGACGTTCTTACACCAGACTCGCAGAGACACTTATGAGCAAAGTAATCGCCTACGAGCTTTACAGAATTTTAGTGGCCACGCCATGCGTTCACCGGTGCCAGGAGTGGAGTGCCTGGTGACGTGGAACAAATACATGATCAACCATAAGCACTGTTGTTTCCAACCACTATATTTTCATTTTTGCAAATAAATTTCTTGTATCACTCTAACAATTCATCTAGTACAGCCACTATAAGTTGTGGAAATGCAGTACCTACAGTCACCATATATAGTGTTTATCCACACTTTATTCACAATGAGCGCGGCTATAGTGTTGACCCACATAAGACACACGTGACGTGTATCTTATTTTGTTGCGGACCTTGTTATCGTAACCCCTATGCGTATACTGAGCCTGAGCAAAGTAATCGCCTGCGGGATAGAAAAAATTTCGCCGGTGAGCAGAAAGAAGGGTGGAGCCTTCTGGCTGCATCACTTTCAAAAAAGCCGCCTTTGGGCGGTTTTTTTGTGCCTGTAGCAAAGCAGTTTACTTAACCTCTGCAGCCATCATACCCAGCGTTCGATAAAGTTGTGTTATCAAGCGCACTACTTTTCACCACTTAAATTGAATCATAAATGCAGTGATTCACCTTGTGCAATCCCACCAGATATAGGGTTTTGCAAAATGCACATAGGTAGTTAGGTCCAAGCCAGCGACACTACGGTCTGCGGCGGGAAAAATTCTTTTGTAAATGTCGCAGTACAGATAAAGGGCAAAAAAAGCCCCCTAATGATTAGTCTTAAGGAAGGTAGCGCAAGCTATGACAGCATGACTTGCGCAGGCAGATATTAAACGCGGGATTTTGGCGGATTCTTAGATATTGTGCTTGAGCAGGGCGAAGAGTATTGGCCTGCTATCAATGGTGTTTCCCTTAAGGTCTTTACATACCCAATTCTTTTTCAGGAACGTGATATAGCAGTCAGTGCGATTTATCCGTAACGGCTCGGCTCGACCAGCTTCCACAAAGCCTTTTGCTTTCCAGATTCCGCGCATCTTATCCAATTCGATCTGCTTCAAACCTAAGTTCATAGTGGTAAAATTCTTAAACTTTTAGAATGTACTTATTCTCATATGAAATCGCCCACTGGTCAATTCCATACTCCTAATCTTATACTGTATTTTTATACAGCCATATAGGAGGGGATGTTATGCGTTTAGAATTAATAGCAATGCCAGACGAAGCCGCGCCACGACAGGCTTTCAAACAATT